TGGCACGAAGGCCACCACGCCCTTTACAAGGAGGCTGGCAAGAGAACTGACCAAGTACTTCTTGGAGTCCGTAATACCTACAATACAAGCGAGAAGGACCCTCTTAAGTTTGATCAGGTAAAAGAATATATTGCCAAGGATGAGTTTATGGATGATGCATTAGTATTAAGACTACCTAACATTACCAATATTGTATATGGTCGTGATGTAGGATATAAAATTGAACAAGTAGATTTGGGGGCAGACATTCATGCTATTTCGGCTACTGAAAAACGCAAGCAGTTGGGTCTTTAATTATTTAGAAGAGTTTGGTCGCTTAATGAACAAAGCAGAAGAGCGAATAATGTTTGGAGACAAAGATGAGCGTAAAGAAAAGTAGATCACTTGTTAAGTCTTTAACATGGAGAGTTGTCGCAATGGTTTCAGGGTTTGTAACTCTTTATGCTTTGAGCGAAGATATTAGTCTGGCTACTATTGCTACGCTAATAACCAATGGGGTTAACTTTGTGGCATACTATTATCATGAAAGAATTTGGAATACTGTTGGGTGGGGCAAAGAATGACAGTAACCAAAGCAAGATCAGCACTAAAGGCCATGACATGGCGTATAATTGGAACAGCAGATACATTTGTAATATCTTGGGCAATAACTAAAGAGCCAATTACAGCAGGTGCAATCGCAAGTTTCGAGGTATTTACAAAAACAATCCTTTATTACTTCCATGAGCGTGGTTGGAATAAAGTTAAATGGGGGAGAAAATAATGTATGAATACTATGTAAGAAAAGTAGAGAATGTCGTAGATGGAGATACCATTGATGTTCTTATTGATTTAGGGTTTGATATATTGTTTGCCTCTCGTGTAAGACTGGCTGGTATTGATACCCCTGAGTCCCGCACAAAGGATCTTGCAGAGAAGGCTCTTGGCCTTGAAGCCAAAGAGTACCTAAAGAAGTCTCTAAAGGATGCCAAGTCTGTTGTAATCAAGACCGAGAAGATGGACTCATCTGAAAAGTATGGTCGCATTTTAGGCTGGGTATATGTAGATGGCAACACGATATCTCTTAACGACATGATGATCAATGATGGCTATGCTTGGGGATATCTAGGAGATACCAAAGTTAAAGATTTTGCTCTACTCGCAAAAGTTAGAAAGAAGTCTGGTAAGTGAGCAATGAGTTTGATGAGATAGACAGACTAATCCTTGATGGTGGACTAGAGTATGCAGGCAAAGATCCAGACACTGGAGAGTTGCTGTATAAGCCCACCAACAGGTTAAAAGATATCGACGCTAAACTAAGTGAAGATCTGTCTATTTATTTTTCAGAAGTAACTCTTAAACTTTGGGAAAAAGGATTTTTAGATATGGATATAACCCAAAAGGATCCTTTGGTAAAGTTGGCTCCAAAATCTTTTGACATACAGTCAATAAAGTCTTTGGACAAAAATGAAAGAGTTGTTATTGAGGAAATAATTAAGGCCCTTTCCGCTAAAAACTGATATACTAGTAACATAGGAGCCTTAATGAATAACTTGTATGGTGCTATTGGGATAACAGGTATCTTCCTGTTAATTTTTTATATCTATCTTCTTAGGAGTAAGGTAAGAAAAATAAAGCCTGAAATAATAAGCCAGTCTATGCTTCAGTATAGATATAGCAATAGGAAAAAGAAAGCAAGGAGATTAAAAACAAACTCTCAGTCCAGGGCGCACCACGACAAAAATAACATTAAAGTTATTATTTTTGACAACGATGCATACTGGATCAAAGACAATATATTTTATAAAGCACCACTTGTAGATCAACTTATTGACAAGGAATCTGCAGAAAAAGTTGACACGATACACATGGATAAGGTACAATTAGATAAGATGTTGTTCATAATGGACAAACTAAGAGAAGGGATTGACGATGATAGTAGGGGTTCAAGGGACGAGCAATTTTGATGACTATAATGTGTTCCTTAGATCAATGGCTGTCGCCCTTTCTGAGTTATTGCCAGAAGATAAAATATTTCACATATATTCTGCAGGTCCAAATAATATTAATATGATGGCAATGGAATTTTCAAATCTCTCTGAAAAAGGAATGAAGTCAAGAGGAAAGTCTATTAAACTTATTAAGGTGACTCCTCAGTGGCTAGAAGAAAATATATCTGAAATTAATCACTTCGCTTTCTTGGCTAAGCCTAGAGAGCCAGAGTCAAGAATTGTAAATGTTTCAAAACTAAATAATATAAACACAAATGTGTACACCTTCTAATCATTGTTGACAAACAACTTTTTATATGTTAGAATTTAGTATGCCTAGAATGTGCTTTAGCACACAAACAGAATGGAAAGATAATGAAGATAGTTAACTCTTTAAGTGTAATGGAATCGATAGTTAGCAAGAACAAGCAACTGTCTTGGGACGGCTGGACTGTAGTTGAAACATTTCCATCAGAAAAGGCATACTTTTCAAAGTTCGGAATATATAAAAACAATAAGTGGCAAATGAAAAAAGAGTTTATTCCTTCTAACTTAGGTTGGGAAATTCCTGATAAGTATGTGATGTAAATGAATAGGTACAAATGGAAAGACAATGCTATATGCTTAGACTATGACACAAATTTATTTTTTGAAAAATATGAAGATGACGAACTCTTAAGGCCAGCGATTGATAAACTGTGCTCTTCTTGTCCAGTAAGAAAAGAATGCTTTTCTGTAGGAATATCTGGAAAAGAATGGGGAGTTTGGGGTGGGGTATACTTAGAAAACGGAGAAGTATCTAAGGAGTTCTCTAGCCACAAGAGTAAAAATGACTGGGGAATGACATGGCAATCATTAACAATGGAGTAATATGTATACAGACGCAATGAGAAGAGCATTTAGATCCCTTCATGCTCCTAAAAACTTTTCTTTAGAGATTGTGGATAACGAAAACTTTATAACAGTAAAAGCAAAAGAAAAAGACTTTATGTCTTTAGAGACTGTAGAGTTAAAGAGACAGGCAATTGAGTATATGATTCGTGTTAAAAAAGCCCTAGAGGATAACGGAGCAATAGTCTTGCTTGTTAGAGAAGGTGGAAAAGAATTATGATTCAGACTATCCTATTATTCATTTTATCAGCGCTTTCTACAACCTTTGCTTTTCTTTTTTACAATCAAAGAAAAAAGAATATCCTTATAATTGCTCAAACCCTTGAATTCTTTATGCTACAAAAAGAACAAAACGAACAGTTAAAAACAGACAAAGAAAAATTTAATGAAGACTTTTTAAAATTTATTTCAGACTCTCGTGATTGGGCCTACACCTACATTGAAGATGTCCAGGCATCATTAGACAGGTTTATTACTGAGATCGAGCCAGAGATCCTGTTCTTTGATCAGTATGGGGACCTAATGAGCGCACAGCCGAACTACAACTCTATGAAAAAAATATCAGGTGCCTATAAAGAACTTAAGAAACTGTTGCCCGAAGACTATGGTAAAATAGATACATGATCAAAACACCTTCTGAAAAAGACGAAATCTATTTAGCAAATGTTGCAAAGATAGGAGGCTCTACAGAAAACATACAGTATATAGAGAATGTATTGTCTGAAGAAGAGCACAAAATTCTTCTTGAATATGCCAAGAACGCCCAATCTTGGAAAGAGCAGCCTTGGAAAGCCATAACTATTGAATCAGAAAATTTGCCTGAATATATTCTTGAAATGCTAAACAAAATATTTCAACTTGTTTATAAAAGGTCTGTAGAACTTTACGATGTAGCCATTAATCCTTTTCATAAATCTGCATTACACATAGTTAAATTTGTAGAAGGTTTTCATTTAGGACCGCATGTGGATACCTTGTCATCGGAAGGAAATCATATTGCTTCAGTGTATTACCTTAATGACGATTACACTGGTGGAGAAATCAACTTCCCAGATCATAAGTTAAAAATTAAACCAAAGCCTAACAGTTTAATTATTTTCCCTGGCAATGAAAATTATTTACACGAAGTACGTAAAATTGTTGGCAACGATAGATACAGTTCCGCAATGTGGCTTCAGTTTACTGGCTCCACCTTTAACAAAAAAGCAGAATGGTACAATTAATATATGACAAAATTAGAATTAGGAAATTCTGTAAATAATATACGGATTACTGAAAATGTTTTACCTGAAGAAGAGCACAAGAAACTGCTTGAATATGTTACGAATTTAGACTCTTGGGAAACTCAGCCTTGGGGAGTTAAATTTTTTGTGTCAAAAGGAATGCCAAAAGAGATTGTTGACTCATTAGAAAAAGTTTTTAGAAATGCTTTTCAAAAGTGCACAGATTTTTACAATGTAGACCTTCGTGTTTTTGAAAGAGGGTCAGTGCCTCTAATTAAATTTGAAAAAGGATACAAGATGAATGAGCATGCAGATACTGCAGGAGATTTTGCTGCAATTTACTACATAAATGATGACTATGAGGGAGGGGAGATCAACTTTATGGATCATAATTTGAAGATTAAGCCGAAGGCTAATAGTTTTATTACATTTCCTAGCAATGCAGACTACTGGCACGAAGTGCTTGAAAATACTATAAAAGAGAGATACTCCTCTACACTATGGTTCCATCTTGCTGGGTCCAGCCCTATAAGACCAGAAAAAGGATTAACCAGATGAAGGATGTAATACTATCAATACTAACAGGTTTTGGATGTGGCGTAGTATTTGCTGCATTCAAATTGCCAGTACCAGCACCACCAGTTTTTGCGGGAGTCGCAGGAATTATTGGATTATGGATTGGTTTCACAGTACTAACAAAAGTAATATCCTAGGAGGAATAATATGAACACAGTACAACTAAAGGCAATGCTTGCATCATACGGACGATCAGTCCTTGGTGCTGCTATTGCTCTTTACGCTTCAGGCGTAACAGATCCAAAGACACTTGCTTACTCATTGCTAGGAGCCATCGTGCCCGTAGCAATCAGAGCAGTTAACCCTAATGACAAGGCATTCGGCAAGTTGCCAGATGCTACTGAGGTTGACATTGCAGTTAAGACTGCTAAGGTAGTCAAGAGACCTGCAAAGAAGGCTCCTGCTAAGAAGGCAGCAGCAAAGAAGTAATTCTTTAGATTAGCAGGCTAGGGCATTTGACTAGCCTGTTTTTCTATGCTATAATATTTATACCTGCCCAGTATTGGGGGGAATTAATTTATTCGCTTGAAAGGGGAATAACATGGTAACAAAGTACGCTATGGATCTATTCAATGATCCTTTTTTTATTGGCTTTAACAGAGAGTTGAGTCGCCTAAATACAGCACACAAAACAAACTCACAGTCATACCCTCCGTATGATCTCATTAAACTAGATGAAGATACATATAAGATTTCACTGGCTGTCGCTGGTTTTTCAAAGGATGATATTGATGTTTCAGTAGATAACGGAACATTAATTATCAAGGGTGAGATTGTTGAAGTGACAGATGCAGAGGTAGTTCACAAGGGAATCGCAGGAAGAAAGTTCGTAAGATCTTTTGCACTGGGAGAGTATATGGAAGTAACTTCTGCAGAACTTAAGGACGGAATGCTACATATTAATGTAGTTCGTATTGTTCCTGAAGAAAAGAAACCCAAGTCTATTAAAATTAAGTAGTATAATAGATAACATTCCGCTATGAGACTTTAAAAGGTTTTACAACGGATGCTCCCATGAGGGGAGAGTTAGCAGGAGTTGAATCTTCGTGGCTAATAGACCTGAGCAGTAGTCTATAAACTGCTCATTTACCATACAATAATGTTTTTACTATAAGTTTCTTTTTATATATATATCGTGAAATCCAAGATCATTCAAGACCATAGCATCAACAGACCAGTTATTGTGAAAATTTAAAAACTCATTTACTGCTGCATATACTCCTACTTGTCTAAAATAACGAATGCTATCATAATTTACATAAGAAGATAGTCCTATGATTCCACCAATATTAACTAATTTAGAAGAATGCAATAAAAGATTTCTTACAAGCATTCTTTCTGTTTCCATATCAAAAAAAATAAAATCATAATTTTTACTTAAAGTAAAAAATACTTTTTTTGCATCTCCTTTAATAGTATTTACATTCGGGTGGTAGTTAAATTTATTTTTTATAAATTCTTCGTGATCTATTGAACTATCTTCTGGGGCAACACCACCTGGTGCCAAAATTCCAGTTGCATTATCATATAAGTCTAAAAGGTCTGCACTTTGAGCCTTTGTAGTATCTATAAACATTTTAGCAGAATGTCCCCAAGCAACACCCACCTCTAGGTATGAAATTCCTTTATTTAAGGTTCTTGCGTATTCATATTTTGAAGTAAATAGTTTTGCATCTTCTAACTGATTTTGAGATATGGGATGTGCTTTTTCAATTTCACGTTTTTTATAAGGCTTTTGTTCATCGTAGATCAATGGCCCTCTTATTACTTTACTTTTCATATATACAAGTATACCATCCCACGGTATAATCTTGTAGTACAATAGGTATGTCCCCCACAGGACCTTAGAGATGGAATAGTTACCCATTGGATAGAGACCGTGGCGCAAGTCAGGTGAATTGCCTGTGTGGGGACCTAATATTTTCACGGTATAATAATATCAATGACTGACAAAGAGTTAGACCATTATAATAAGCAAGAGTATAAAAAGATGCTTGCTAAGATAAAAGAAGATTCTGGCTGCTCTGACTGTGGAGTAGGCAACCATATAATCCTAGACTTTGATCACATAAGAGACAAGAAATATAACGTATCCAGAATGATCCATGATGGTTTTTCATGGAGGGCTATCAAGAAAGAAATTGAAAAGTGTGAGGTGGTTTGTGCTAACTGCCACAGGATCAGAACCTATAATAGGCTTAACGGCATGATATAATAGTTATATGCTAAAAGAAGGCGACTTTGTTATGGGATCAACCTCTGAAGGGGTTGTACACGGCGTTATAGAGCACATCATGACTGAAGGTGGCATACTTGGTACACCTGGATCAGAGTATGCTTTGGCTTCAATGCCACCAGAAAATCCAGCAATGTCAGTTAGAATACACAAAGAAGAAAACGGTACATGGAAGCCAACAGCATACAGTATTGGCATGATGTATAAGGATGCTGAAAAAGCAGATATGGATAATCACTCAATGGATTCAGAAGTTGCTATGGCAATGTACGACTCATCAATTGGTAAGGCCTACGAAGGTTGTGGCTGTCCAATGTGCAAAGAACTAAATGTAACCTGTGAAGAATGCCCACAGTGTCAGGCTGGAGAGATGAAGTCGGATTGCTGCGGTAATGTAAATAAGCAAGCACCTTGTTGGGATGGATATGTCCAAAGAGGAATGAAGCCAGGAGCAGACGGTAAGCCAGTTCCTAATTGCATACCAGTTGCTAAATCAGATAGTTGGATTGACTCTCCATTTAGAATGGTAAAGTAATGCCAAAGAAAAAAGCACACGCATTTAATCCAATGCAGATCAAAGATGGATGGATAGTAAGACTATACAAAGATGGTCGTATTAAGTCTAAGATTGAACCATACAAACCAAAACAACCTAAAAAGTAGAGTACCCCTGGCAAGAATCGAACTTGCGACGCATGGCTTAGAAGTCCATCGTTCTGTCCACTGAACTACAGAGGTAAAGTATCTCCAACGGGATTCGAACCCGTGTTGCCACCGTGAAAGGGTGGAGTCCTAGGCCTCTAGACCATGGAGACTTGGAGCGGATGATCAGAATCGAACTGACCCCTTCTGCTTGGAAGGCAGAGGCACTACCAATATGCAACATCCGCATTGT